AAGTTGCATCAAAGCTTTCAGGAGCTGATTTCGATGGCGACACTGTTTTGGTTATTCCTAACAATGGTCGAAAAATAAAGTCTGCGCCTTCGCTTGAAAGCTTGAAAGATTTCGATCCAAAAAAGCAGTACGCTGCATATCCTGGAATGAAGCCTGTTGCAAACGACAAAAACGTTTGGCCTATGAAGCAACGCCAAATGGGTGAAATTTCTAACCTCATTACTGATATGACCATTAAGGGCGCCGACTTTAATGATATCGGTAAAGCTGTAAAGCATTCAATGGTCATCATTGACGCTGAAAAACATAACCTGAACTACAAGCAATCATATATAGATAACAATATCGGCGCGCTTAAAGCCAAATGGCAAACTGGCGGAGCGTCAACACTCATGTCAAGAGCCAAGGCAACAGAGCATATTCCAGAAAGAAAAGATCGTCCTGCCGCTTTGGGCGGAAGAATTGATCCCGTTACTGGTAAACGAATGTATGTCGAAACCGGTAATACATATATTAAAAATGGGAAAGTAATTCCCAAAACAACTAAAGTTTCAAGCATGGCAAAGGTTGATGATGCTTTCGATCTTGTATCAGCGCCTACAGGTACTGTTATGGAAGCTGTTTATGCAACTCACGCCAATAAACTTAAAGCTTTAGGGAACGAAGCGCGTAAAGAGTTTATATCTACGCCGCCTATGAAGTATCAACCTTCAGCCGCAAAAGCATATTCAAACGAAGTATCCTCTTTAAAGCACAAGTTGAATTTGGCTTTAAAAAATGCGCCTCTTGAACGACAAGCACAACTATTGGCGGCTTCGATGTCTAACGCCAAAATTCAAGCAAACCCAGATCTTCCAAATTCTGAAAAGAAAAAGATAAGGGGTCAAGATCTAGTAGCCGCTAGAGCTCGAACGGGCGCCGATAAACATGCCATTGAACTAACCCAAAATGAGTGGAACGCTATTCAATCCGGGGCAGTAAGTCATAACATGCAAACTGAGATATTTAGACATGCTAACATCGATCAAGTCAAAAAATATGCCATGCCTAGAACTGCGTCCGAACTTGGCGCTACTAAGATTGCTAGAGCAAACTCAATGCTTAATCAAGGATATACTCAAGCAGAGGTTGCTGCAGCGCTTGGCGTTTCTACTTCGACTCTAAATAAAGCTTTGAATTAGGAGTGTTTTGAACGACGTCGAGCAAGAAGCTTTTGATATTTTAAGAATGAAAAACAAACAACAGGAACTAACGATTACTAGTTTACTGAATAGACTCATGGAAAAAGAAGAATCCATTAGATGTTTGCGGCATGAACTTTTAAATATCAATAAAATCAAAAAAGACAGAGAGCAAAGGAAAAGCTAAATGGATTGGCTAAACCTCATTGCTGATGAGGATATGATTTTAGAGAAGAACTTCACCGTCGGTCGAGCTGGTAAAAATATAAACAAGATAGTTGTGCACCACAATGCCGGAACGTTGACCATCAAAGGTTGTTATGACGTGTGGCAGGAGCGTGAAGCCTCTGCTCATTACCAAGTTGAAAGAGAAGGTCGAATCGGGCAACTTGTTCATGACAAGGATACTGCCTGGCATGCTGGAGATTGGGAAGTAAACACCACTTCTATTGGTATTGAGCACGCTAACCAAACACTAGGCCCTATGTGGACGCTGTCTAAAGAGACTATAGATGCTGGTGCCCATCTTGTAGCTGCTTTGTGTCACTTCTATAAGCTGGGTGTTCCTGAGTGGGGCAAGAATGTCTTTCAGCATAAAGACTTCTCGTCTACCTCATGCCCTGGGGCTTTAGCTACAACTCAAAAAGATCTTTACATGAACAAAGCTAAGGGTTGGTACTTCGCTATGTCTAGCTCTACTGTAGAGTTAAAACCCGAAGAAGCACAACAAAAGCCCATACTTCCAGCTTGGTACCTTCCTGCGGGTCATTACTTTGGCGACATCAACGGGCCAAAAGAATCACATGGCGGGCATCACTCAGCTCTAGCTTATGATCGGCAGGTCATAAAGCGTATACAACAAATGCTGGCCAAACAAAGTAAAGATCTAGCTAAACAACAACTAGGTCTTGCTTATGATTTGAAAAAAGCAGAATTTGATGAGATTAAGTCGCTTACGAATCCTGCGGTTAAGAAGAAGCTTCTTGAATCTTTCGGAGATGATTGCGATTCTGCAGCAGTTCATCTGAAAGCTGCAGCGTTACCCGGCACCATTAACCATGTTATTTTGCCAATAACAAGTATGAAGGAAAACGAAGTATATGCTCCACGTTATAAGAATGGCGAGACTGTAGTTTTAATTCGCCATCCCCATGGTGGTATATTCGAAATTCCTGAATTGACGGTCAACAACAATAATAAGGAAGCAAAACAGACGATAACTAATAAGGCCGTTGACGCAATAGGTATCCATCCAAAAGTTGCATCAAAGCTTTCAGGAGCTGATTTCGATGGCGACACTGTTTTGGTTATTCCTAACAATGGTCGAAAAATAAAGTCTGCGCCTTCGCTTGAAAGCTTGAAAGATTTCGATCCAAA